CAAAAGAAATTCAAAAAAAAATTATGAGAACTAAACTTAATAGTAATGAGTTTAGATATTTTAGAACATCAGAAGGAAGTTTATAATGGCAAGATCACCAGCATGGCAACGTAAAGAAGGTAAATCACCATCAGGTGGATTAAATGCCAAAGGTAGAGCTAGTTATAAAAAAGGTACTTTAAAAGCTCCTACAAAATCAAAAACAAGTGCTAGAAGAAAATCATTCTGTGCAAGAATGAAAGGCATGAAAAAAAAATTAACTTCTGCTAAAACAGCTAGAGATCCAAATAGTAGAATAAACAAAGCATTAAGAAAGTGGGCGTGTTAAATGGCATTATCATCATATTCAGAATTAAAAACAGCAGTAGCTAATTGGTTAAATAGAACAGATTTAACTGATGAAATTGCTGACGATTTTATTAAACTTACAGAAGCAGATTTTAATGCTAAATTAAGAATTAGAGCTATGGAACAAATAGATACCATAACTATTGATTCAGAAACAGAAACAGTACCTACAGGATTTATTTCAGTTAGATCATTTTATATTTTATCTAACTCAGTTAAATATCCTTTAAATTACATTACACCAGCTAATATGTTTGAAACAAAAGGTGGATCTAGAACTGGAAAACCTAGGTCTTACACAATAGAGAGTGATAATGAAACAGAAACTTTTAGATTTGGTCCTTCTCCTGATACTAGCTACACTGGTTATTTATCATACTATAAAGCTATATCAGCTCTTAGCGTCTCTAATACATCCAACTGGATGCTCGCAAATCATCCTGCAGTATATCTGTATGGATCCCTTTATCATGCAACTAACTTTTTAGGTGGAATGGACCCACAACAAGCACAAAACTGGCTACAAATGTATTCTGTAGCTATGGAAAGATGTGAGCAAAACGACAAACAAGATTCATATGGTGGTGCACCTGTTACACAAAGAACAGATGTACAAACAGATTTATCATTTTATAGAAACAGATAATGAAAAAATTAAAAATTTTAGGCATTAGAAGGGTAAGAAAAGATAAAGGCTTTGGTAGAATTACTACTAAAAGTTATGTAAATGGTAAATTAGTATCAAAAAAAACAGTAAAAACTAAACCAATTAAATTTTAATTATGCAAGTACCTTTTGGAGAATGGCTACCTGATCAACCTGACCATAATAAACAGGGAGCTAACGTAGCTACTAATGTTTATTATGCAGCAAATACATATAAAAGATTTCCATCTTTAGTAAGTTATAGTGGATCATCTACTGTTGCTAAAGATTCTAGAGCTGCAGGTTCATTTAGAGATAATTCTAATACAGTTTATAACTTTGTATCTACTAAAGATACTTTATATAGTTTAGCATCAGGATCATTTTCTGAGTTAGGTGCAGGAGGAAAATTATTAAATAATTCTTATGCTACTTGCACAATAACAGTTTCTGATTACGCAAATATTGGTGCTTCTAAAACTATTACTTTAAAAAAAAATGATGGAACGACTGTTGTATTTACTTCAGTTACAGGAAGTCCATCTACAAACGAATTTCAAGTACAAACAAATAATAATACTACTGCTACAAATTTAAAAAATACTATTAATGGTCATGCTGATTTTTCAGCAACAGTATCATCAGCAGTAGTCACAGTTACAAGAGCTGCTGTTGGCAGAGATAATTTAACTAATGTTTCATCTGATACAACAAGATTAACAACTACAGATTTTTCTGGTGGTACACCTTTAACTGGAGATAATACAGACTTTGGAACATTTACTCAGTTTGGTGAATATGTAATATTTAGTAATGGAGTAGATGCACCTCAATATTATTTAATGGGAACATCTAGTGTATTTGCTAATCTTAGTGCAATAGTAACTGCAGGTACAGCACCTACATTTAGAGTTTCAGGAGTTGTTCGAGACTTTTTAGTTACAGGAAATATTACTGGTGCAACAAATAGAATTCAATGGTCAGGTATTAATGATATTGCTACTTGGTCAGGCAAACAATCTGATTACCAAGATCTTCCAGGTTCTGGTGGACAGGTAGTTGCAATAACCTCTGGAGAGGTTGGATATGTGTTCAGGCAGAATCAAATAATTCGTATGGACTATGTCGGAGGAGCAGTCGTATTTAGGCTTTCAGTTATATCTCCAAATAGAGGAGCTATATATGGAAGAACAGTATGTCAGGATAATAGACAAATTTTCTTCTACGCAGAAGATGGTTTTTACCAAATAAATGGTGATCAAATTATGCCTATTGGAGTAGAGAAAGTAAACAGATATTTTGATCTTAATTTAAACAAAGCTTTCTCAGATAGAATTTGTGCAGCAGTAGATCCATTTAATCAGTTAGCGATGTGGTTATTTCCAAGTACATCTAATACTGCTAATACAACAGGAATTTGTGATAAAATAATTATTTACAATTATGCTACTAAAAAATGGTCATTAGCAGAAGCAAGTGCTAGTACAATTTTTTCACAGTTTGTAGGAGCATATACTGTAGAACTTATGGATATTATATCTCAAAACTTAGAAAACATTAATGCTGCATTAGATACAGATTATTGGTCTGGTGGACAAATGTTTTTAGGAGCAATTGATTCAGATTATAAAGCTGCAATCTTTTCAGGAACAGCTAACGAATGTGAAGTAGAAACTGCAGAGTTAGAACTATTTCCTGGATTAAGAGCAAATGTAACAGGTGTTAGACCTATTGTAGATGCAACAGCAACATTAACAGTTAAAGCTAGAGAAAGATTAGCAGATACAGAATCTTCTACAAGTTCAGTATCTATGAGAGATAGTGGTATTAATCCAGTTAGAAAATCTGGAAGATATATAAGAGCAAATGTTAAAGTAGCCTCTGGTACTACATTTACTCATGCACAAGGAATTGATCTTATAGCATCAAGAGCAGGTACACGATGAGTGATGAAAATAATATAGATAACGTTAGATATTCAATGGAAACACAAGAGTATTTCCAAAGACAATTGGAAGCTAGTGTTAATGAATTAATAAATAAAAATAATACTGAAAGCGATAAAGCTTACAGTTGGTTTATGAATTAGGGAGAATTATGGCAGGAAGTTATATAGGAAAATACGATACAACAGCAGCAAACAATACAGCTACTTCAACAGGTTCAGTATCTGTTGCAGAAGGTATGTTGCCATCAAACATTAATAATGCCTTTAGAGATTTAATGGCAGACATTAGACAGTTTTATAATTCTGTTGAATGGATTGAATATGGAGATGGAGCAGGAACTTATACACCAGCTTACGCATCTTCTACAAGTTTTACAATAGCAGGAGTTGATGTAACTTCAGCTTATCATGTTGGGCGTAGGGTTAAAGTTGTAGCCTCTACACCAGGAACAATATATGGATCAATTACAGCTACTGCGTTTTCAACAAATACTACAGTAACAGTTGCTTGGGATTCAGGATCTCTTTCAAATGAAGCTATAACTTCAGTACATATTGGAGCTATTAGTGCATCAAATACATCTATGCCTGAAACTCCATCAATTACTGGAGATTACACATTAGATGTTTCAGGAGATATTATTTTAGATGCTGATGGTGCAAATGTTACTATTAAAGATGGTGGCACAACTACATTAGATATAGTTTCAAATGGAGCTACAGATGTTACACTAGATGCTCCTGGTGATATTCACCTAGACGCAGATGGTGGAGATATAAAATTTTATGATGGGGGAACTCAATTTGGAGAAGTTACTAACTCATCAACAGATTTAGTTATTAAGTCTACAACATCAGATAAAGATGTAATCATTAAAGGTAATGATGGTGGAAGCGCAATTACTGCATTAACATTAGATATGAGTGAAGCTGGAAAAGCTACATTTAATAATGATGTAATCGTTTCTGGTTTAACTGCTAGTAGAGCTTTGACTACAAATGGTTCAAAACAACTTACATCATCAGCAGTAACTGCTACAGAATTAGGATATTTAGATGGCGTTAGTTCAGCTATTCAAACTCAACTAGACGCTAAAGCAGCAACAACTTATGTAGATAATGCAGTTGCAGGACTTAGAACTAGAATAGTTGTAGAAGCAGCAACAACTGCCAATGTAACTCTTTCATCAGATCTTCAAAATGGAGATACAATTGATGGAGTAACTCTTGCTACAGGAGATCAAGTCTTAGTTAAAAATCAATCTACTGATAGTCAAAATGGTATTTACACAGTTGTTTCAAGTGGAACAGCTAGTAGATCTACTGAGTATGATGCAATAGCAGAAATATCAGGACAAATTGTCGTTGTTAATCAAGGATCAACTAATGACAATACTATGTGGATGTGTACTACAAATACATCAGCTACATTAGGATCTGATTCAGTTTCATTTACAAAAATTACACCACAAAATATTGGAGACGTAACTTTAACTGGAACACAAACTTTAACAAACAAAACATTAACAGCACCAGTATTAAGTGGATCAAGCTCAAGTGCTGGTTCAATATTATTTAAAGAAGATACTGATAATGGAACAAATTCAGTTACATTAATTGGTCCAGCAGCAACAGCTGATGTAACAGTAACTTTACCAGCAGCAACAGACACATTGGTTGGTAAAGCAACAACAGATACATTAACTAACAAAACTTTAACTTCACCAACATTAACAACACCTAAAATTGCTGACGCAGGTTATATTGCAGATGCTAATGGAAATGAACAAGTTGTATTTCAAACAACATCTTCGGCAGTTAATCATTTAGAAGTTACTAACGCAGCAACAAGTAATAATCCAGTTTTAGGAGCTGTAGGTGATGATTCTAATATTGGAATTACATTAACACCAAAAGGAACAGGTGAAGTAGTTATAGCAGCAGGTAATCTTAATTATGGTGGAACAGCAGTTACATCTACTGGAGCTGAATTAAATAAACTAGATGGTGTAACAGCAACTGCTACAGAATTAAATTATCTTGACCTTGCAACATTAGGAACAAGTGCAGCATCTAAAGTATTATCAACAGATGCTAATAATTTGACAAAAATAACAGGTGGTGTATATTTAGAAGAAGATACATTAACATTTGATGCAACGCAGGATTGGGATGTTAGAGCATCTCCAGTTGCTAAAGTAACATTAACAAATAATGTAACCTTTGATGCACCAACTAACCCAACAACTGGACAATTTATTTCAATTGTTTGTATCCAAGATGGAACAGGAAGTAGAACTATAGCATGGAACGCAGTATTTGAATTTGCAGGTGATGAAGCACCTACAGCTACAACAACTGCTTCAAAGGGAGATATGTTTAACTTTAGGTATAATGGAGCTAAATGGCTTGAAGTTGGTAGAAATCTTAATTTAACATTATCATAGGAGTAATATGTTTGCATTAATAGAAAATCAACAAATAACTAAATTTTATAATAGTAACAAAGGTGTTACTATTGGAGATAATCAATATCCAAAATCTATATTTACTTTATGGTCTGAAGCTGAAAGAAATGCTATTGGCATTTTTAAAGTTACAGTAGATGAAACTAATAAAAAAGATGAAAAATGGTATATCAATACTAATATTTCTTATGGAGTAGAAAGCAATAAAGCAGTAGGTTCTTATGGAATTGCAACACCTAGACCACATGAAGATATTTTATTTACACAACAAGATAGTGATGATGAAATATTACCTAGTGATAAATCTGTAGGTGATGTAAAAACTGAAGGATTAAAAACACAATTAATTAGAACAATTAAAGAACAAGCTGCAGGAGAACTTCAAAAAACAGATTGGTATATAACTAGAAAAGCAGATGCTGGAACGGCAGTACCAAGTGCAATCACTACTCATAGAGCAGCAGTGAGAACTAAATGTGCAGAAATGGAAACAGCTATTACAAACGCTAGTGATACACCAGCTTTAGAAGCTTTATATAAATATACAAGACAAGAGGATGGTTCAACTACAAGACCATTAGGTGAACTTCCAATATTGGAGAGTTAATGATTATTATACCAGCTAATACTTTATCAACTGGTGCTTTTCAAGTTGATAATTCATTAAGATTTGAACCAAATGATAATGATCACTTAGAAAGAGATCCATCAAGTTCTGGTAATAGAAGTACATTTACTATTTCTTTTTGGATGAAACTTTCTCAAATATCTACTGGAACTATGTTTATAATAAATAGTAATACAGCAGGTGATGATTATTTTGTTATTAGAATGGAAAATCATAAAATAGAATGCCTTGCTTATAATAATGGTAGTAAAGTATTATCTTTTAGTAGTAACGCACTTCTGCGTGATCCCAGCGCCTGGTACCATGTCGTAACTGCTATTGATACAACACAAGGAACTGAGGCTAATCGTTTTAAAATGTATTTAAATGGTTCTCAAATAACTTCTTGGGCAACAAGTGATTATCCTAGCCAAAATGCAACAATGCAATGGAACCACACAGAAAATCATTTTATAGGTTGCTTTACTGAAGGTGTTTCTAATTTTCGAGGTTACCTTGCTGAAATAGTTAATATAGATGGCAGTCAACTTGCTGCTTCTAGCTTTGGAGAATTTAACGAAGATAGTCCGACAATTTGGCAACCAGTAAAAGTATCTGGTTTAACCTTTGGAACAAATGGATTTTATTTAAATGTTCCAGGAACTGGAACAGCACAAAATGCTTCTGGAATGGGTGGCGATAGCTCAGGCAATGGTCATCACTTTTCATCTAGTGGTTTAGCTGCAAATTCTAGTGTTACTGATACACCAACTAATAACTTTGTAACTTGGAATCCTGTAGATAGTGGCAGAACTTACTCAGGCAGTATTGATTTAAGTGAAGGTAATCTAAAACAATCTAATGCAAATGATGCTTCTTTAATATCAACTATAGCTGTAAATTCAGGTAAATGGTATATGGAATTTAAATGTGAAGATGCTGATAATACAAGAACTTTTGGAATTATAGATATTGCAGAATTAAATGGATATGTTGGTCATTCTTCAGTAGCATCAGCAATTTCATATGGATACAAATCTTCTGACGGAACTTTATGGATAGGAACATCAGAACAGGCTTCTAGTGTTGGAACAACATCTGCTGGAGATATTGTTTCTATGCTTATTGATTTAGATAGTGGAACAAAAACTATTAAATGGAAAAAAAATGATTCTGATTTATCTGGAACTACACAATTAACTATAAGTCACACAGGATATTATTGGGGAATTATTTGTAGATGTGATGGTGCACAAGTTATTAATGCAAATTTCGGTAATCCAGCATATGCAATCTCATCAGGAAACACAGATGCTAATGGTTATGGCAATTTTGAATACGCAGTACCTAGTGGTTATTACGCATTATGTACTAAAAATTTAGCGGAGTATGGATAATATGGCTTATGTAGATGAAAATTTAAACGACCCAACAAAATTGTTCAATACTGTTTTATATACAGGAAATGGATCATCACAATCAATTTCAGGAGTTGGATTTCAGCCTGACTGGATATGGTTAAAATCTCGTTCTGGTACTTATGGTGCTTATAATCCACAAGCATATGATGTTGTTAGAGGTTTTGGAGCTACTAAAGATTTAACACCAGCTAGTACGGCAGCTGAAGGAGTAGATAGTGGTGCACATGGTTATATTTCAGCAGTTGGAGCAGATGGATTTACATTAACTGCAGGCTCAACAAATAGTAATCAAAATAATGGTTCTTCTACTACTTATGTAGCTTGGAATTGGTTAGCTGGTGGCTCATCATCATCAAACTCAGATGGTAGTATAAGTTCAAATGTTTCTGCAAATACTACAAGTGGTTTCAGTATTGTGTCTTATACAGGAACAGGGTCAAATGCTACGATAGGTCATGGGTTAGGTGCAGTTCCAAAAATGATTATAAACAAAAGTAAAGCAAGTGGAGAACATTGGGGATTTTACCATGCCTCAATGGGAAATGGAAAAGCATTAGCACTTAATTTACATGATGCTGCAGGAACAAATTCTAGTTATTGGAATAATACAACCCCAACATCTTCTGTTTGGTCTGTAGGTACATCTCCATTAACAAATCATTCAAACGCATCAATATCTTATCTATTCGCAGAAAAACAAGGCTTCAGCAAGTTTGGAAGCTACACAGGTAATAATTCAAATGATGGAAATTTTATTTGGCTCGGTTTTCGCCCAGCTTGGATTTTATTTAAGTCATCTGATAGTGGTCAACATTGGCACTTGATTGATAGCAAAAGAGAAACATTTAATGATGACGATGCTGCACAATTATCACCAAATAATAACTCTAGTGAAGCAACAGTAAAAACAGATAGAGGGACAGCTAAAGTAGATTTTCTTTCTAATGGTTTTAAATTAAGAAGTGATGGATCATCTTTCAATGGTACTAATGCAATGATCTACATGGCTTTCGCAGAAGCACCTTTCGTAAATTCAAATGGAGTACCTTGTAACGCAAGATAGTTATGGCATTTATTAATTCTATACCTTCATCTAC